ATGGTTACGTGATGGCTACTATGAAGCATTTCTTTATGTACAACAACCAAAAAGCAAGTTAAAATTAAAGTCCAGGAAAGATATTCCTTTTTAAACCCGCCCTATGACTTTTTTTAAAAGATCAGCTATTGATCGAAATTTAACTTTTCGTGTTCCAGACTATAATTGTTTTGCTTGCAATGATTCTGGAATTGTTCATAATTCTGATGGATATTTATCTAATGAATTACCTGGCTATAATCAAAATCAAGATTTAGCTATTATTTGTTGGTGTCAAGCAGCATATCCTCAAAGAAAAGAAGATGGTTCCATAGAAAAAAATGGTTTTCGAGATGATTCTTCTAATATTTGTAATAATATTGGTATTGATATTCCAAAAGATAAAACAAGATTAATTCATAATTTACGTAAAGAATCCTGGGAACTTAGTTGTAAAACACTTAATAAAATAAGACAAGAAAATATTAAAGGAAATAAAACTCAACTTCCTGATTATATTTTAAAAGTTAAAGAACAACTATCAAAAAATAAAACAATTTTAAATGACATTAGAAAAAAGAACTGATAAACTTTGTTGAAAGCTATATATTAATTATAAAATTTTTAAATTATGGAAGAAAAATTTGAAAATACAATTTCAATTCAAGAATTAAACCAAGATCCGAACAATGCTCGATTAAGAACTGATCGATCAGCTAAATTAATTTCTGAATCTTTAGAAAAATTTGGTACTGGAAGATCAATTGTTATTGATGAAAATAATACAATTATTGCCGGAAATGGAACTATTGAAGGAGCAAAAGCTGCCGGAGTTACTAATGTAAAGATTATTGAAACTAATGGTGATGAAATTATTGCTGTTAAAAGAACTAATTTAACTAAAGATCAAAAAGTTGGTTTAGCTATTGCAGATAATAGATCATCTGATTTATCTGAGTGGGATAGAGAAGTTCTTGAAAATTTAACTATGGATTATGATTTAAAACCTTTTTTTGATGATGATGACTTATCACAGTTATTAGGTGACAATGAAATTAAAGATTTTGATGGATCAAAAGAACAAACTGAAGCAGATTTTAATAAATTTGATAATATTTGTCCGCGTTGCGGATTTGAATTTGATAATAAAAAATGATTGAAAAAAAAATTGGTGCTTGGTATTTATCTGATTTAAATAATGTTTCTAAAAATAATTTAAATGTTTTTAGTTGTTTTCATTGTGGTGGCGGCTCATCAATGGGTTATAAACTTGCTGGTTTTAATGTATTAGGCGGAGTAGAAATTGATAAAGAAATGATGGCTATTTATAGAGCTAATCATAAACCTAAATATAGTTATTTAATGGGAATCCAGGAATTTAATAAACTTACAGATATACCTGAAAAATTAAAAAATTTAGATATATTAGATGGTTCTCCACCTTGTTCAACTTTTAGCATGGCAGGCAAGCGTGAAAAAAAATGGGGAACTAAATATAAATTTAGAGAAGGCCAAAAATTTCAAAGACTAGATGATTTATTTTTTCATTTCATTCAAACTGCAAAACTTTTACAACCAAAAATAGTTATAGCCGAAAATGTTAAAGGTTTAATTGCTGGTAATGCCCGTGGTTATGTGAAAGAAATATTTAGAGATTTTAAAAAAGCAGGTTATGAAACTCAGTTATTTTTATTTAATGCTGCAAAAATGGGTGTTCCGCAAGCAAGAGAAAGAACTTTTTTTATTGCACGAAGATTAAATTTAAATTTTAAACCTTTTAAACCTGTATTTGATGAAAAATTAATTTCAGTTGAAGAGGCATGTAAAACGATTCAACCTAATACTGAAGAAAAACTAATTAGTGATAAGTTAAAAGAATTATGGTTTAAAGTAAAACCTGGTAAATCTTTTTCAACTGTTCATCCAAAAGGACATTGTTTTAATATGAGTACTGTAAATCCTCGTTTACCTTCACGCACTGTAACTGCAACTCAAGGTTTAGTTTATTGGAAAAAACCCAGATATTTAAATTCCTATGAAATTAAAAGAATACAAACTTTTCCAGAAGATTTTAACTTTTTAAATACTGATCCTTGCTATGTAATGGGTATGAGTGTTCCCCCTTTTATGAC